GATGCCAAGATTGCGTAGTTTATAAGCGTGTTCCCGAAACCTGTATTCTGGTCACCTGACATACGCGTACCGTTTACACGATAGCGCGTACCATTCTTTGTCCTACCACGATTGCTCACCTGGAGGGACAAAAGCCACGCCAACTCATCGCTGCCATAGAACTGGTTGTAAAACCGATGTTCCATCTGGAGAAGCTCAACAGACACATGCGCATCAAACTTGCTATGATCAAACAAGCAAGCCACAGGGTTGGAAAAATCATTCCACATGGTCCAAAGGACACGTGCCCTACCATACGAGTTGAGGCCCTTCGCACTAATGGGAAGGCCATCCACCTCAAACTGGTAGAAGCTATGCTCCAATGGCTTGAGATACCTCCCAAGTCTTATGCCATACCTGTAATTGCGATACTGAATGCATCTTGGTTCCTTGAGTCCTCCATATGCCGGGTCCTCCACGTACTTATCATCCTTCAAAAACATGCGTACACCGCCGTCTCCAGGGTGAACCGCCTGCTCCTTCAGGGTACGTGCTGCTGCGATGAGGGCCCTCTTTTTCCCTCCCGTGTAACGGTCAATGAACGCTCTAGTTGAAAGGGGGGAGTGTCGACCTAGTCGAAAGACTCCCAATTCCACCTCCAGCTCAGCAACGTTCGCACTAAACCGACTACCCGTGTCAATCAAATGACGCAACTCCAACGCCCTACGCTCGTTGCAAACGCAGTCGGCGTGCGTGAGCACGCGGACCGAACAACGAACGAGGGGGTGAGTGATGCGCTTTGTCTCGCACCAAGGCGCGCCAAGCTGATAGCTTGCGCCTGGCAGCACCTGTGCCTGTGCGGCCGGAACGTGCTCATCCATGCATATGGCACGCTGGGCCGACATGTCCTATGTGGACACGGGTAGGGAGGTTGGGCGGCTTTGGAGCCACCACAAGAACCTCTGGTACATGCCACGCGGTTTAACTTTACCACGTAACATGTCCGCGTGATGGTGCATGTTGACCACACCACTGCGAATTACCTTTTCGATACTTAGCTCGTCAGCCGTGGGGACCATAACACGGGCAACCGTGACATTGATGGTCTCTGTACGCTGACGCTCCGTCCACTGAGCTAAGTCGAACCTGTCCAGATACCTGTGCGCTCGCTTCACGAGGACAGATATCAGGTCGGCACTACGTATGTCAGCAAGAGACTGACCACGGAGATACCAATACAACTCCTCATCTACTTCGGCCTGCTGGCCCGGGGCAACGACGATTTTACTATACGCCTTGAGAGGCATAGTCGTCGGTGCGCCATTATGACTGGGCCCACCAATCGTGGGCGGTTTGCGCGATGGTGCCGCCACCACCACTGCAGGGGCCGCCACAACGGTGGCCGGGGGCACACTTACTGGTGCAGTTACCGCCGATTGCGTTGCCTGAGGCACAGATTGCGCTGGTGGGGCTGGCGCCCTACGCTTGCGTTTGGTCTGTGAACCTGAAGGGTTCGCGGGGGCGGTCGATCCCCGATTGATCGCCATCGTCTGGGTTGGAGCCTTCCAAGCCGACACCGCGTAGGAAATCCCTGAGACGATCGTCTGCTGCTTCAGACTTGACTTTCTCGGTGTCGGGATCGGCTTCTCCAACTTCGTCGACCCAGTAGGCTCCCTGCATGGTGATGTGATGGGTTTCTCCTGTTTCGGTGATCCACCGCATGGAGAACCCTGGACTGCGACTGTGGAGCCAATTAGCGACAGTTTCCCACGGCGTGCTAGGTGTGAAGCCAGCATCGCGCAATTTCCTGATACCCTCTGGTACAAGTCTGCCTCCTCTTCTGTCGCGGAATCTAATACCCCTGTACTCGTAGACAACTGCCCCAGGAGCGTTGTCAATGTAAGAAACAGCTGCTTGGTAAAGATTTCGGACATCCTTGAAGTTTGGGTCAAACCCTGGCCTACGCTTGGGCTGACGCTTGCTGACTTCCGCGGAGCGGGTACTGGTGGGGTTGCTTGCCCCTTGGCCAAACTTTGGCCTGCTGCGACTGGACTGTGTGGGTCGTAACCCAGAGGAGGCACTGAGCATAGCATGGCCGCCTCTGCGTACGTTGGACTCGCGAACAGGGTTCTGCACACGCTGTCCACGGTCTTTCTTGGCTGGGATCGGCACTTCCAACCCCAGTGCTTCTCCCACCCAACCAGCCATTTCTCGGACACCCCTACCGGAGGTTGAGTCGGTCTTGGACACGAGCCTAGGCTGCGCCCATGCTTGCACCGCCCTCCACCTCCAGGCGTCACACAAATCGCGCTGACGTCTACGGGACATTCTATACCACCAGCTTGGGACGACGCCATGTTTCGAGGCTGTACGCTCGATTATAGCAGGTCTACAACTAGGGTAAGATATCGCCAAAGAATTGAGCACAAATTCCATTAAATGAATAACGGTATTAATGCTGGCAGCAATGAAAATAATCGCTCACAAATAGTGAAAATGAATCGCACACAAATAGTGATAATGGCAAGCAAAGTGTAC